TCAGCAAAAGTTCGATTTATTCAACAAAGCCGCGGCTCTCTTGCAAATGGCTCTTGATTGTCCTTTCCCCCAGATCCCTTTCGATTCTAGGTCCATGGCAACACTTTGTATTTTCAGTGAAAGATTTGAGTCAGCCAGACTCAACTCCTTCTTGTTATCACTCCTCAACACTGGCGAGCCGGATATCTTTTGTGAACTTATATAATGATTACAACTCAGCTCAAGAAAAACTCGAAAAACAATAGCAGCAGAATTTGGAACTTTATCCACTAGCAACCTAGATTTTAAGTCTCTGTATATTTCATTCACTCTTGGTTGATTAATGCTCAACGGATAGTTAATTAAGTACTTTCTCGCTGTACTCGGCGGACGCGGGCGCACCTTGGGTTCATCCTTCTCGCCATCTAAACCACCAGCTCCGGCTTCAGCTCCGGCTTCAGCTCCAGCTCCAGCTTCAGCTCCAGCTCCAGCTCCAGCTCCAGCTCCAGCTCCAGACTTATCGGCCTTCTCTTTTAGTGAAAGAGGTAATATATTCTCTGGTATTCTTGATATGAAGTCTTTTCTATCCTGGTCGTTATAAATATCGTCAACGTTCATACCATCTTGAACAAAAAGGCAAATGGCATATTCAAGAGCTGGGACAATAAATTTAATATCAACCATAGGTGTTAGCTTTTTACTAACTATTTTCAATTGAAATGCATCTTGGCCAGGCTTGCTAGAGAACAATCGACTCAGTGAAGTAACAGGGATTTGATTTACGCCATCTTTTACTTCATCTGTGAACTCTTCGTTATCGTTGACAAACTGCCTGATTTGACGCCCTACAGATTCAGATGTTCCTTGTCGAGCTCTATAATCATCGATAATATCACCTTTCCAACCTACGCGACCAACACCTCCATTTTCGCCTGTATGTTTTAGTTCCAGCCAGATTGCGCCATCTTCACGAGAATTAACAACGCCACAATCAATACTACTTATTGAGTCTAGGTTAGTATTCTCATGTACCTTCCTAAAATCCCTCACCATTTTGTCAATAGGGCAAGCATCTGGAGTGAAAATCAACTTAAGTGCGGTTAATCTTCTATTTCCTTCTATTACAATATATTTTTTATCGACATCTTGATAAACAAGCTGTAATTCCGTCGGATCGAGTCCATAAGTAGAAATGTGCTCAGCCAGCTTTAGTATTTTTCTTGCTTCAATATCTGAGCTCATCATTAATGCTATGGCTTCATGTTGACTACTAGCCGTATCCTGACCAAATCTAACATTTTCCAAGTCTAATTTTAAATTTGAAATTTGTATTTCTTGGATATTTCTTTTCATTTCAGTCCCTTTCGTCAAGATAAAAACCGACAAGTCTAAGCCTAAAAAAATCAAACATCTCCAATGATAATATTAAGTTAAAGTCATGAATCACTACAATACTGTTTTTATAAACATACGCCACACCAAATAATGCTAATTGCAATAATAATATCAGTAATTTATTTCACTGCTATTATTTGAAGTGATTTACTAAATAGCCCGCTAGTTGAAGATTACCCAATCGTTCAAATATGTCACAGCCCCTTCCCCTCTCTGCGATCACGCCAGTAATTCAGGCGTGCTCTGAAATGTTCCCGGTATTGCTCCGGCGCCTCTTCAATCGCCACCAGCACCTTTGTGCGGGGGATTTTCCTCGCGAATAAATCGCGGATCAGTCCGCATGCGCGCAGGTCGAACTGCTCTAAATCGCGCTGTTCCTGCGTCCAAGAGCCTCGATTGAATGGCAGGCCGGGCGGTAGATAGTCCGATTGCCCGGCCATGGTTTATGCCCTCGATTCGGCCGCCAGACGGCGCATGACGTCTTTTTCACGTGGGGGTAACCCACTTGCCACGTTTTTCTGTATCTCGCGGCGTACGGCCGTTAGAGGCTTCAGGATGTGCAGTACCCGATCGAGTGGCATGCGGAGCATCAGCGCGATGCATTCGGGGGAGCGCCCCAGGCGCTGCAACTCGTAGATACCGGTCATCACTCGGCGGCCGTAGCTGATACGGTCACCGATTTTGACGATCGGGCCGGACTCGGCTGCCGGCCGGGCGACGCGCTGGGGTTTCGGAGGTGGGCAGTACGGCGCGCGGGAACGGGCGCGGGCCGCCTGGTTGATTCTGTCCATGATGGCCGGCAGGTGATCGCAGCCGTCATCCATCACAAACCGCTTATCGCGGATCATTTCGTTTATAGTGCTCATGGTCTTTCCTCGTTTTGGTCGTTCAAGCGCTGGTCAGGCGCCGGTTAAAATGGCTTTGTCGCGTAACGTCGTTCTTTCGGTTTTGGTTGCTGCGCCTCCTTCTGGATGCGGGTTGCTTCCTGTGCCACTACCTGATCGCAGGCGACGAAGTGGCCGTTTTTAAACTCCTGGTAAACCGTACCGCCGGGGCCGAATCGGTTTTTACCAACGATGATTTCTGCGTAGCGCGCCGCCGGGCCGTCCGGGTTATAAACCCCGTCGCGGTACAGCAACACGATGCTGTCGGCGTCCTGTTCAACCTTGCCGGATTCGCTGAGGTCGGACATTGTCGGCCGCCGGGCGGTGACCGGGCGATCATCGACTTTCCGCGATAACTGGCTCAGCGCCAGCACCGGCGTTTTGCTCCGCATGGCCATGGTTTTCAGGCTGCGAGAAATATGGCCCATGGCCAGATCATTGCGCTCCGCTTTGGGCTTGGCGATCAGGCCAAGATAATCGACCATGGCGACGGCCAGATGCGGATAGCGGCGTTTGTGGGTTTCTGTGATTGCGCGGATCTGGTCAACGTTCAGGTCGGTCGCGTCGACGATCCAGATATCTCGGTTATTCAGCACCTCAAGCGCCGTGTGTATCCGGCCCCAATCCTCGTCGCACAGCGATTCCGGCTTGCGCAGCTTCGACACTGACAGGTTTCCGGCCCCGGCGACGGAGCGCTCAACCATCTGCAGCGCTGCCATTTCCATGCTGAAAATCAGCGCCCCGCCACCGTCGCGCGTAGCTCCCTCGATCACCTTCAACGCGAATTCGGTTTTACCCATGCCCGGGCGGCCGGCGACCACAATCAGATCCTGCGGGTTCCAGCCGCCGGTAATCGCGTCCAGCTCAGCAATCCCGCTGTACAGGTTGCGCATTTCGGCGTCGCCCTTCATACGGCGATCCATCAAGTCCATGTAACCGCCCAGCAGCTCGCCCAGGTGAACCGGCACCACGCCGCCGGTATCGGCAGACATTTCGATCAGCTTGGTTACAGACGACTGGATCGCCGCGTCGCGCTGTTCTTGGTTTCTGGCGTTGCGGATGCTATCGGCGCCATCTTGCAGCAGCGTGGCCATTTGGCGGCTGCGCCAGCCCTTGGTTGCCAGCGTCGCGAAGCCTTTCAGGTTGGCCAGTGTGCCGGGCATGCGGCTGACTTCCACCAGCGAAGCCAGGCTATCGCCGCCGAGCGCCTCGCTGATCAGCACCACGTCGATCACACCGTGCGTCAGTGCCTGTTTTTTTAATTTCCCGGTAAGCCTCGCGGTAAAACCGGATGCTGAACGCGTCCTCTGGCATGGTGGCTATTACGTCCAGCGCGTCAGGCGTGGCGCCGCCAACCAGCAGGCCGCTCAGCACGGTCGCTTCCATCTCCTGCGGTGTCATAGCGAACCCTCTCGGGTTTTAACCAGCACTTCGGATCGGAGCAGGTAATCGAATCCGGCGCGCCAGCCGCGGTTGTTGTCGCCGAAGTAAAACGGCCCAGCAGTATCGGCGAACGTCTCGAGGTAGGCTTTCACCGCGTCAAGGGTCGGTTCATGCAGCTCGCCCAGCAGGCGCTTGATTTGGCGTTTGCGCTTGTCATTCAGCTCCTGCACCTTCGGCAGACGATCACCCAGGATTTCGTTGTAGGCGTCAGCCACGTCCTGATATTGAATTTTTTTCGGCTTATCCGGCGCGCCAGCGTCGTCCCCCTCCTGGGGGTTAGGGGGTGATTCATTGACTGGTTCAAAAGACTGACTGATTCTGGGTGCAGGAGCTGCACCACCCCCTGGTGCAGGAGATTCACCACCTGGTGCAGGAGCTGCACCATAGGGTGCAGGATTTGCACCACTGCCAGATAAGGTGATGTGGTAAACATTTGAGCGATTAAGCCCATTCTCCGCCAGGCGTTTTTTCGATGCGCACCAGCCCATCTTTGACCAACTGTCGAATGTGATTTTGCACCGAGCGCTCGGAGATCTCGCACTGCTCTGCGATGTAAGGCACCGATGGCCAGCATTCACCCTGATCGCTGGCATTGTCGGCCAGTTTCAGCAGCACCAATTTGCGCAGCGGGTTGCCGACTTTGATTTTCATGGCCCGCACCATCATTTCCATGCTCATGATCAGATCCCCAGCGAGTCTGCAAGCTGGCGGCACGCGTCCTGGTACTGCTCCGGCGATAAGTTTTCTTCACGCAGCGCGGCCTTGCCCTGCTCGTATTGTTCCCAGACGGCATGCGCGGCAGCCTGGCGATCTTCAAAGATCGGTCTGATTTCTGCGGCGTCGGCGGGCATGCCATTCAGGCGCCAGCCGTTCCGGTATGTGATGTGGTTGGCTTGCATTGGTCTTTCCTCGGTACAAAGTTTTACGCGGCGCTGGTCAGGCGCTGGGTTTCCTGCAGGGCGACAAGTGCGCCGGCAATGCGCTGCGGCGTGTCACATGCGCCAAGCAGGATTGCGATAATCGCGGCGGCAAATTCACGGATGGCCACCGAAAGCAAATACTGTTGAGTCGGGCCAGCCAGTCGGGCGCGCCGTTCCGCCGGCAGCGCGGCGAGCATAGCGTCGGCCAGTTCCTGCACCTTCTCACGCGCGGCTTTCGACTCGCTGCGCATGTGGCGAAATATCGCCTGCCGGTTGGTGTTGATCGCTCGCCAATCGGCGGCGCCGGTTTCATCCTCGATCGGATACAGACGAACCCGGTCACCGTCGGCGCCAAGCTGGAACCATGCGCGGGTGATCTCGATGGCAACGTGTTCCTGCCCCTGCTCCGCCGCCCAGCCCACGATCTCGTTTTTCAGTTTTTCGATGTTTTCCACTTCGCGTCTCCTGTCGCTCGAAAACCAATTTTGCTTAATCAGATTTCGGTGGTGATGGTTGTTAAGCTGCATCCGTTGGTTTCGGTTGCTGGTATGCCGCAGGGTCGTAAGACAGCTCACCATCAGTTAAGCGATCTAAACGAGCAGCGCGGCGCTCGGGAATTTGCTTCCCCCAACGCGATACTGAAGCCTGCGAAACGCCTGCGGCTTCAGCGAGTTTGGTTTTATTTCCGAAGAATCTAACTGCGTCTTCAGTAAGCATTCTTGCCTCCTGTGATTAACATTTGTTTGAAAATTACAACTTAACAAAAGCTAAGTCAAATTAATTTATAGTAACTGGATGAAAATGACCTCATTAAGCGACCGCATGAAGATGCGCAGGACAGAACTGGACATTTCACAGCAGCGACTGGCTGACGCTGTGAAGGTTTCTCACGTCACAGTTTTTAAATGGGAGAACGGAGACACTGAACCGAAAGGCAAAAACCTTTTTCTATTGTCTAAGGCTCTTCGCTGTACTCCTACCTGGTTGCTTTATGGTGATGAAGATCAAACCCCACTTCCTGCCGACCAGTTGCCGTTAGAACTTGACGAACGACAAACCAAGCTCATCGAACTTTTTGATTCTCTTCCTGAATCAGAGAAAGATCGCCACCTCGCTGATCTCGAGGCCAAGGTCAACGACTTCAACGCTCTTTTTGAAGAACTTTTGACCGCAAGAAAAAACTCAAAGAAAAAATAATCTAAATATCAGCTGGTTACTCCCTGCGACGCAGAAGCTTAACTTTTTGCAAGTAATTTTCATTGACCAACAGCTTACCTTTAGTTAAGCTTATCTCCATCAACAGCGCACTAACCCTGCAGCGGTTGTTCAGAAATGTTCCGCCAGCCGGGCGATACGCGGCAAAGGATTTAAACGTGGTGGTCGTAACTTCGGGGCGTTGTTCTCGGCCACCACAACCCGAAAGACATTGCTGTGTGTAGTCTTTCGCCCCGCGCGCCGGGGCAATTTTTTCACCCAGCAAATTGAGGGAAGACCAGCGGCCTGACCAGCCTGACAGCCGGGAAAGACCGGCAACCACCAGACGTAAAAAAACCCGCCGAAGCGGGTTCTTTTAACCCGGCGCCGACCAAAGCAACCGGGAATGATACAGGGGACCAACCCTGTATCGAGGAAAGACCAATAACCCATGGAGCTACTGATCAGCTCCGATTATATCAGGAGTCGCTATGAAAGCACTACAGATACCCGTCACGCTGTTTATCCACGCGAACGTTAGCCAGTACACGCAAGAGAAAATCTCTGTGTTCACCATGGACATGTCTCAGTACCCGGAATACGTGCTGCTGGAAACCCGCACAATCCACATCGACGTTAATCAGCCTGAACCGATCGACATCATCGGGAAACAGGTTGAAGCGTTGCATCTGGAAAAAGCCCGTCTGGCCGACGCCACTTACAAACGCATTGCCGAGATCGACGATCAGGTGCAGCAGCTGCTTTGCATTGAGCACTGCCCTGTCGACGCCGACGAACTCCCGTACTGAGGGCGCGGCCATGGATATCGAAATGGATAACCTAAAATCCGAGCTGGTGCTCTGGTATGGAGTCGATCCAGCAAGCCAGCGCGATCAGTTCGAAGCCGCGGCGACGCACGGCTATTCCGACGAGGCGATCGAAGTTTTCACCCACATCGACGGCACCGCCGCCGACACCCGCGACCGCCTGTTAATGGCCGTAATGATGGCGACGCCGGACACCCTGCAGCAGCGCCAGCGTGAGCTTTACAGCTGGTATTGCGACAACGTGAAAGCCGTAGCGCGCGAAAAGTTTTAACCCACCCCGGCGCCTGACCAGCGCCAGCACCCCAACAGAGGAAAGACCAAAAATGCCTATCTACATTTCACTTTTTGAGCCGAAGAAAAAGGCCCAGGTTAACGGCGCCGTGCCGCTAGTGATTGCGTTGGAAGCGCCAAACAAGCGCGCAGCCGAAAGCATCGCCACCGGCAAACTGTACGAAGCCTACCCGGAGGGCGGCGACAACTTCTTCAATCCGAAAACTGTCGAAGACCAAACCGGCCACCCTCGCCCGGCCGTCGGTCAGTTCGATGAAAAGTTTGCTGCTGAGAACGTGTTCGACGGCAACGCGTGGACGCCAAAAGAGCCAGAGCCGGAATTGCCGGCCGGGCCTATCGACCTGATGGCGCAACCTGCCAACGTTCGGATCGCCGCCGTTGTGATGTACGGTGATGCTGAGATCGATAATAGCCAGTTATCGCTGGTTGTGGATTTGCTCAATGACGAGGAAACGCCAGATGATACCGGCATGCGCGCGGTGATCGACGGGCTAGTATCGGTTCCCGCTGTCGGCGCCATGTACCCCGCATCCGTCTATAAATTGGTTTCAGCGCTGTTCCAAAATACTACTGCCATGCCGACCGAAGAAGCCACCACCGCATTCGCGCAGGCCTGGGTCGACAAGCCTGACGATCGCGAAAACCTCACGCAGAACAGCACCAGCACCAGCACCAGCACCAGCACCAGCACCGACAATGCCAGCGGCGCGGCCGACTACAACACCCTGAGCATGCACACTGCGTTATCGATCATGGGCGTTAATCCTGTGGAGGCGAAAGCGGCCGATGTGAAAAACGCCAAAGAGATTATCGCCAACCGCGATAATGCCTGGCGCGCGTGGGACAAAACGCTGCGTGTGATCGTCGGCATTCTCAACGTCGAAACCGACGTGCGCCACGGCATCATTTCCGACGGTCTGAAAAACCTCAAGCTGATCAGCGACGACGCCGACCGCCTGCACTTTGTGAAATCCCGTCTTGCCGGCCACCCTGCATGCCCTGAACTGGTGAACTATGGCAAGGGAGACGAGAAACCGGTCGAGGTGGCCAACCTTGGCGGCGGCCGCTTCTCTATCGAAGGTCTGATCGGAAGCGGTGAGCAGCAGCATACGGATCCAGACACGGCGCAACCTGCCGCCTCAAATCAGGGTGAAAAAACGGAAGTGGCGCAGCAGCAGGTTACCGACGCCGCGGCTGCGCAGGCCAAGCAGCAACTGGATCAGATGGGCTATGGCGTTTACGCCAACGCGCTAGCGGAGAAATCCCCGCAACTGCAGCAGGCGGAAGAAAACGCCGACCGCGCCGAAGCGCTGGCGCAGCAGCTGAAAGCCGACGATTTCCAGCAGCGCGCCGCGCAGGTTGAGCAGGTAATCGCTGAGCAATCGGCGGAGGATGGCGACAACCTCGGCATCTGGAATCGCGTTTATAAGACCGATGCCAAGTTTACCAAGGCATTCAGCAATAACGGCGGCGGCACATCGATCAACGGCACATACATGGTGATGCAGGCCACCAAAGTATTCGGGCCACAGGGCATTAACTGGGGTGTAGAAATCATCGAAGAGCGTTTCGATAACGGCGCTCCAATCATGCGATCGGTGAAGCAGCAGGACGGGAGCTTTATTCAAGAGATCATTCCGAACGGCGCCGGCGGTTATCTGTGTGAGGTAAACCACACGGTGAAAATCCGCCTGTGGTACAAGCACAGCGGTAAGACTGGCGAGGTGACCGCTTATGGCTGCACGCCATACGTTTACAAGAGCAAAAACGGGACATTCAGCGACGGTGAAGCCCCGAAAAAGTCTCTTACAGACGCCACCAAAAAAGCCCTGTCACAACTCGGTTTCTCCGCCGACGTGTTCCTAGGCCTGTACGACGATCTGACCTACCGCCAAGAGAACGATGCAGAGTTCGCGCTCAAGAACGCCAGCGAGAAAGCCGAGGGCGTAACCCGCATGCGCGAAGAGTTGGATGAGCATCTGGCGAAAGTCGCCGAGACCCTCAAAGGTGCAGTTACAGCCAATGAGGCGACCAAGGTTCACGGTTCTGTCGCCCGTGAGATTGAAGCCCATCGCAAGACCGCCGACGGAAAAGGCGATAAAGAGTTTGCTCAATACCTGGCCGGCCGACTGCGCCGACTGACCGCCCTGAAAGATGAACGCATCGCCGCACTGACCGAGGAGAAAGCATCATGAGCACTACCGCCATTGCACTGGCCGCTGATTACGCCAAGTTTCACGAACTGATCGAAGCCTCCGACGATCTGACGCCGGAGATGATCGCCGACACACTGGAAGGCATTGAGGGAGCGCTGGGTGACAAACTGGACGCCGCCTTTATTCACGTTCGCAATATTGAGGGGCAAGCCGACACTCTGGCGGCGGAAATCAAACGCCTGACCGACCGTAAAAAGTCATTCGAGAACCGCGCAAAGTCGATCCGCAAGTATGTGCTGGCGTGCCTGCTGGCCAGCGGTCAAGGCTCAATTAAAACCACGGCGAACACCTTCACGGCGCGCAAAGGCTCCGCCAGCGTGGTGGTCGACAATGCCGACCTGCTGCCTGATGAACTTGTGACGGTGCAAACGGTGGTAGCGCCGGACAAGAAAGCCATCAAAGAGGCAATCGAGAACGGCGTGGAAGTCAAAGGCGCGCATATCGAAATCAGCGAACCGTCGCTGCAGGTGCGGTGATCACCCGGCCCCGACGACGGGGTCACAACTGAGGATTTTCCATGCTGAGAATGTACCTGGCCAAAGGCGATGCGGTGCACGTGACCTTCCCTGACGGAACCACCGGAATCATTGAGGCCGAGAGCCGTGGCGAGCTGGCTTTCCACTTCCCGCAATCTGTACGCCTGACACGGGAGAAAGAAGCCTTTAAAAAACCAATTACGCCAAATCAGAAATAAGCACCACCGCCATGTTTGCATTGTTGTAAACCACACAACGGGGAACAGCAATGCAACCATGGCAACCAGGCGCCCGCCTACTCTCTGATTTCGATATCAAGATCGGCAGGCTGTCTGCCAGCGTCAGAAAAGCGACGCTGAGCGCTAACGATATCACCCGGGCGTGTCGTGTGACCGACGACGTAATCGCCCGCATAACGGGGAAAGACCATGAGCACCAACAACGAACTGCTGACCGACGAGGAGCTGATCGAGATGACCGGGTATAAATATCCGTCAAAGCAATGCGAGGCGCTCGCCCGCGCTGGCATATCTTTCATCAAACGCCGGGACGGGCGTCCAAGGGTAACATGGGCCCACGTTAACGCGGCTCTGTCCGGTTACCTGACGCCGACCGTCACGGAAGAGAACACGCCAAATTTTGATGCGATGTGAGGGATCATGGCAGGCAAACGGAAAAATGCAGCAGACAACGCGTTACCAAAACGCGTATACCGCGGCAAAACACAATACGAGTTTCATCCGGCCGGTGGCGGCTCAATCTCGCTTTGCGCATTGGATTCGCCGCTGTCTTTGGTATGGGCGAGGTTTGAGGAAGAAAACGCCGGCGCGCAGAAAAAGCGAACCTTCAATTTTCTGGTTGAAGACTTTTTTGGATCAGCTGATTTTGCCAACCTGAGCACCGAAACGCAGAAGGACTACCGAAAGTATTCTGGCAAGGTGCTGCCAGTGTTCGGGAAAATGCTACCTGATGAGATCAAGCCGCAGCACATCCGCCAATACATGGACAAGCGCGGCGTAAAGAGCACCACCCAGGCGAATCGCGAAAAATCATTCATGTCTCGCGTGTTCCGCTGGGCGTACGAGCGCGGCATGGTAAAGATGAATCCGTGTAAAGGCGTGAAGCAGTTCAAAGAAAATGAACGGGAAAGGTATATCACCGATCAGGAATATAGCGCGCTGTACTCAGTCTCACCGCCCCTGGTACAGGCAGCGATGGAGCTGGCCTATCTTTGCTGCGCCCGGCAAGGCGACCTGCTTTCCCTGTCAAAATCACAGCTGTTGCCGGAAGGGATCTTTATCAAGCAGGGTAAAACGGGCAAGAAGCAGATCAAGGCATGGACAGACCGGCTTAAAGCTGCGATTGCCCTCGCCGCAAGCCTACCGCTAAAGGATGGTGTGGTGAGTATGTACGTTCTACACCAGCCTCGAGGACACCGATATACGCGGGATGGTTTTAATAGCCGCTGGCAGGCCGCCAGGGAGCGAGCTGCCGCCGAGTTTCCAGAGCTGAGTTTTGATTTCACTTTCCATGATCTTAAAGCCAAAGGCATTTCTGATCTGGAGGGATCACTCACCGAGAAGCAAGCGATTTCAGGGCACAAGAGCATCAGCCAAACAGCAAGATACGACAGAAAAACCAAGATTGTGCCGGTGGTCGGCGGGCAGTAATTATTCAGTGCGCGCGCATAGAGTAAAAAAGATGTTAGGAATGATGTTAGGAATGGGGGTGCAGAAACAAAAAAACCGCCTCTCGGCGGTATACGACATTACTACTTATTGCTTTGATTATTCGGTATTTTTGTTCCCTGGTACCCGGGGCGGGACTTGAACCCGCACAGCCATAAGCCGAGGGATTTTAAATCCCTTGTGTCTACCGATTTCACCACCCGGGCTCGGGAAAGTTGGAGGCGCGTTCCGGAGTCGAACCGGACTGGACGGATTTGCAATCCGCTACATAACCGCTTTGTTAACGCGCCTTTATTCTGTTTTGCCTTTTCAGGCCAAAGCCGGTGAATCACCCACTTCGTTTTGTTCTTCGGGATTGCGATGATAAAATCGCTTATCCTAATCATCTGATTCTTAAGTAATTTATTTCGTTACTGCCGAATCGATGGACTGCATTATGGACTAAACCCCCCACCTTGGCAACCCCCCGAAATAGCAAAAAGTTCTCTAACGCTTTCAACTGCTTATTTTGTGGGCGCACTGTTCACAATGCCAACGAAAAGGCAAGCGGAATGTTGATATTATATGCATCGGCTCAGGAATTCACGGGCAAAACGGTTCTTTTTCTCGACAGGAATAGCTCTCCCCGGCTTTTCGCTTGCTTATGGCGAAGGGCTATCGTGCAAAACCTCATCGGTCGGGGCATCACGCAATCTTCGACGCCACCATAAAAACCCGGCGAACATTCCCGGTAAAACCGCGATCGCGCCAAAAATACGCTGATCGGCATTCAGCAAACCGGGGGCAATGGCGGACACCACCGCACACAACAGCAGAAACCACCGCAATTGGCGAATGCCTGAATGGACGATACCGGCAATAGCCCCCGCCAAACATGCCGGCAAAAAACCGAGCGCATAAGAAAAAATGCCGATAAACCCCGCCATGCCCAGCAAGTCGCCGGCATCGAGAAGACTTATTCCCACCCACTCACCGCTGCCGAACGCCATCAGCAGAAACATGAGCACGCCCCCCAACGGCGGGGCGACCAGGCCGAAGAACAGCGCACATCCCGCCGCCGTTCTTATCAGATGCTTTAAAGCACCAGATTCCATACTACCTCCTGTACCCCGTTCCGTATGATACTGGCAATAGATATTTAACCTATGGATTGCAGTGCAAAAGTGCTCCCCCTATCCGACGGGCAACCGTAATTCATGGGCTCTCCTGCGAGATTTTTTCTTAGACGCAGGCCGCTGGGCATAAGTTAGCGGGATTAATTGGGAAAGCCAGGCGCTATCGCCCCCTCCTTTACCGAAAACGTATCCGACACAAAAATATTGCCGATGATAAACTCTTCCGTACTCGGTTTTGAGGCCATCAGGTTTCCTTATTCTTATTTGTTATCCATATCCACAGCCAACCAGGCACTTTAGCCCACCGCCAACAGATACCATAGCCCCCCTGCCATCATAGCGATATGCATCCCAAGCGTCTTACCTTTCCAGATCCGGGTTCTGCTCAACGGCACATACGCGTAACCGGGTAGCATTCATCTTATCGCCCTCGTTCTCCAGCAAGTTCGCCAGTTCCATCTGTGCCACCGGATCCCCTTGCCACGCCGCATGCCGGCGCAGGTCTTTGATGATCGCTTGACCAACTTCGGATGCACCATCGTATCCGGATGTCGCCGCCACCAACGTGCCAAGCTTGTTGTAACCGGCGGGAATATTCTGCTTCAGCAGCCATGCCACGATCACGCGCGCGGACTCAAAATCCTCGTCCGCCATCATCGCGTCGAACAACCCGGCAGCAGCGCGCCAGTTACCCCCCCCCCCCGAGCTGCTTGAACATATGCCGCAACCGCTTCTGGCCGACCAGCCATCATATCCCGACGCGGCAAGGTGCTTTGCGAGGGCACAGCGGCCAAAGCGCCTTTGAGCCGGCCGCAGAGAAATGCGGCCGAGTCTGCATGACCTGAGCTCAAGGCCAGCCAACGCTCATGCCTGGCAAACGCTGCTTCGAGGATACGTGGCACTTGTTCGAGACCGATCTGTTCGCTCGCCCAGGTCACTCGCCTCTCACGGTTCTGCTGGCGTACGGAGATCTCTTGGTCGATCGACTGCCCCACCTCACTCTGCCGTGTCGAGTTCTCTCGCGGGCCGATGTACACGCAGCTTTCGAACTGCGCCACCTGCAACTTCCAACAACGCGCTGGCACCCTCACCGAGAAACGGTCCCAGATCGTCTCCAGCACGTAATCCTCATGACCTTTGCGCTGAACCACCGCAACCCGTGCAGCCTGATCGCTCACCCCCTTGCGGAGAACTTCGCCGTCTGGCAACTGCCACTGGTAAGGCACCTCGACCATGCGTGTATCCAGCTGCAGATAAGGTTCGTCGGCAGCTATAGCGCCCCCCGCACCCGACAGCAGCAACAT